TTAATCTTTATTTCTATAAACTGCCTCTAATAAATAGCCATCTAAATCTAAGATGTAACATGAATAATAGTTGTCGCTCTGACTCTTAGGTTCTCCGATACTTTTACCTCTAATGTTTAGAGCTAATTGATAGAAATCATCAACTTGCTTTTTATCTTGAGCTGAAAAAGCAAAATGAAATCGCTTCGGAACCCCTTGACCAATCCAAATATAGTCTTTTTTATCATAGAATTTAATACCATAAACATCCTCACTAAACTCATTGATTCCTAATACTGATAAGATTGCTTTGTAGAACTTCTTCGATTGATTCAAATCTTTTACTGTAATATCAATATGATCTAGCATAGTGATTTCTCCTAAAATTCATAAAAATAATAAAGTCATTATATCATAACCCTCCCCCCCACCAATAAGACTTAAGAGAGCACACACATACTGTTTTCTTACATCACAGACCAATTTTGAAAACTTTTTTTCTGAGACAGAATCGCTCAACCATAAGGGTATCGAGGATAATTGACCTCTAAAAGTTATACACCAAAAATGACAAAAATAAGGTAAATTGCTTTGTGAGACACGCTACCAACGATTATTAGTGCTAAAACGACGTAAAAAAAGGCAAGAAAGGGAAGTAATTTTCCCTTTTTTTGCCTTTAAACGTGATTATATCAATGTTTTAGTGTTTTGCCCCCCCTATATAAAAATTTTGAAAAATGAACTTTCACGTAAGAAAACAGTATGTGTGTGCTCTCTTAAGTCTTATTGGTGGGGGGAGGGTGTTAAAATAAATCATCATTTTTTCTGAAAGTCTGGCAGGTCTTTCACATTTCTGATAGGGATAACCCTCTTTAATGTATTCCCTACACCCGTTCCATAATAAAGCTGCTCCCATTTTGTCTTAGCAGTATGGCATTTACTGCAAGCTATCGCAATATTAGCTAAGTTAGCTCGATTCTCAGGCTCTACCTCATAAGGGACGATGTGGTCTCCTATGTTACCAGTTTTAACTCGCTTATGATTCAAACAATACTGACATAAATAGTTGTCACGCCTGAGTGCAATCTCCCTTATTGAGCGCCATTGCTTCGTATGATAGAACTTATTCTGTTCTGACTTCATCCGATTCATATTGTTTCTTTTATAGTTATAGTTCTGATATCGAACCCGATCATATTCTTTACGTTTCTCTTTTTCTGCCTGCTCCATTGAGTGGTGTTTAGAACAGTATCTATCAGGCCTGATTACCATCGCATGGCAATTGAGCGCCTTACATCGTCCAGTCATTGGCATTCTATTTCCTCTTTTCTATCTATCAATTCATTCTTCTTTGCTTTCGCTATAATCTCTTTCACTTGCTTAACCGTTGGGTTGGTGTGACGTCTGATCGTTGATTCATTCAGATAACAGCGCCTAGCAACCTCGTCCAGCGTTAAGTCCTCAACATATCTCAAACGAATCAGCTTTAAGTCCTCAACATATCTCAAACGAATCAGCTTTAAGTCCTCATCGCTTAGTGAATCAAACAGCGCTGTCATTGCATTCAATACAATGCGTTGCGGTGTAGGTTGACCTGTGTTGTCTATCCTATCCGTTAAGCGTTTCATCCCGCCCGTAAAATAAAGCCTAATATTGAATTTAACTTCATTCATCATGTCATCCTCTTAAGCAAAAAAGTACCTCCACAATTAGAGATACTTTCCTGAACTTATTATACCACCGCCCATCTCTGGGACTTATGATGGTTCTATTATACCATATTAAAGGCTCTATTTAAGTGCCTCCCCTACTTATCGGCGTGGAGTATAATAGCCAGGATAATTTGTGATCAGCCCGTCCTCAAGCAAATATTCCATCAATTCATGTTGAAACGTAGAACTAATCAACTGAGCCATTCTAAAGTAATAAAAGTTTTTGGCTTCAACTAACGGATGGAGAGCATTACCAACGGATTGATCATAATTGTTTTCTTTCAAATAGTTCACGATCTCAATGGCTTTATTTCGAGCTTCTTCAACTTCTTTACCATAAGCCTTTAATTTTCGTTTTAAAGAATTATCAATTAGTCCCTCAATCAATTGCGATTCTGTTGGACTCAAGTGTTCTTGCGAGCGATTGGCCTCAGCTCTAATGGAATAACTGGTTTCTTCATTATTCCAGAATTGATGAAGGGCTTCTTTTTGTTTGGTAAGATGTTCAGTCAGTTCATCAAGTAAAACACGAGCATCTCGTTCTTTAGCCATTTGTGCAAGGGTCGCATCAATATCTTCCTGTTGCTTATCTACTTTCATATTCTCGAGTCTTGCGCTTAATTCATTGACTAAGGCTTGTGTTTTTTCGACGGCCTGAACCAGAGGAAGCGATTGTGCTTTTAATTCTTTTGTTTTTTCTTCAATATGACGAATGTCCATGATTATTTCTCCTTATTATTGGTTGGTAGTTGTAGGTGTAGCTGCAGTATTGATATTTCCCTTTTGATCTGAGATCGCTGTAAACGAACCAGACACAAAGGCTTCTGTATCCGTAAGCTGAACATCAAAGCGGTCAATCACACGAATTTTAGTCGTATCCGTTTCAAAGGCACCTCCTCCAATATTGGTTGGAAGTAGTGACATGTTTTCACGGTCAAATAAAGTCATGGCTTGTTTAAAGTCTCCATAATACAGCGGATAAAGCGGACTACTTGCTTCTCCAGCACTTGGAAGCCAATGGTCACTGATTTCAACCACTCGTTTCCCTTTGATTAAATAACGATCAGGTTGAACGGGGTCAGGTTGTAACAAATAATTCCCTAGCGCATCTTTAACTAAAGAAAGTTGGTTGAGTCCGCTCGTATTGGTAATTAAAATCGAAGTTGCTTTAATTGCTGGATCGACTGCCGTATTAATCATAGTGATAATATCATCAAAAGTAGAGAGCGCTGGTTTTTTAGGGGCTGCTTGCATGAGTGCAATAATTTCAGAATTACGAGAAACAACGACTTTCTTAGCAATCCAGCCCGTCAACCAAGCCATAATGTTTTCAGCACTATCTTTAAGTAAGGAGTTGGTCGCTGTTGTGATCCCTCCGTAGCGTCCAATTTGATATTTAACAAGCTTAAGATTGGGATCGTCATTTGCCCCAATGGTTTCATCTTCGCTATCGAGTTTTGTAAGTGGGGTAATATTTGTCCATTTCTCATAAACTCGTGAACCTGACGCTGTAGTCACATTTTCAACATTGACATATTGCTCCATCACATCATACTGACGCTTTAAGACATTAATGGAAGTTCTTAAATCTTGGGGGATGGTTAAGCCAGCCGCTTCGCCTGATTCATCTTTAGAGGAAGTGACTAGATTTGTGATTTTAGAATCGCCTCTCATTAAGGCTTTGAAATCTGAAATAAAAGATTGATCCGTTTGGTTTTCTCCATTTCCTAAGGGAAGTTGACCGCTCGAGCGAAGATGAGCAACTTGCGTCGCTTGTGCTTCGACGACTTGATTTCTAAGTGCATCACAACGGGCTTGAGCATGATCTCTCTTTGCGCTTAAATCTCTTAGGGTTTGAGCTGAGAAATTTTCATTTTTGAGCATTTGATTGATTTCATCATTATAATTTTCAACTTTTTCGCCTGCTTCAATCCACAGCTCATTGAGTGTATTTAGTGTTTGATTCATTGTATTGATTCCTTATTTTCTATTGGTAAATATATCTTATAATCGGAACTACAGATAAAGCCTGTAACTCCTTGTGTTCATTGCGCTAATTGCTCTTTTTATAAATGAGTTAAAACAACTGATTTTGTTGGAGACCTCGCTCGCATAATCTTTCCTTTCTTTTTGGGCAACTTTTTTTATTTAATCTATTTCCTCATCACTATCAAAAGTAATGACTTCAATTCCGTTAATTTCAATCACACGAGATTTTATCCCTTGCGTTTCCTCTAAGAATTGAGAAAACAAATCTTTGCCTTTTTCTAAGCGATTAATATGACTCATAGCTCCCATGAAATCTACAGTGAACTCTACTAAATCATCGTTGTCATAATCCCAAAGAAATTCAAAAGCTTTATCATCCACTGCATTGATGGGCTGATTCAGGTCATAAGCTGCTAAAGATTTTTGTACACTAAAGTAATCTTTTGTCTCGTATTTATGGCCATCATATCTTTTGTAAATTGGGAATGTTTCAATGACTTCTTGAGGCGTAAGCATCCCAATGACTGACAAAGCCATTTCATAAAGCTGGAAATTATCCCAAACCGCTTTGATATAATCTGCTTCACTTTCCGCATTGATTTTCTTATTTCGTACATTCAAGCCTTTTACAAGTGCCAATGCTCCACGTTTTAAGTCTAGCCGAGTCAGCTTCTTTTTTCTATTTAACTCTGCGATTGTTTGAGTCATAATTCTTGACCATGATTTGGGGTAACTGTTATTCATGTTTTTTCTCCTCTTTTTAGGTGCATTTGATTCCAGCGGTGCATTTAGTAATGCACCTAGCTAAATTCTATTTATATCAAGGCTTGACAATGTTTTGAAACCGTTATTTTCATTAGGTGCATTTACTTTGAAAACTTTACTATGTGTCCGTGATAAGCAAGCCCTTTTTATAATTAACACTAACTATTATTTTAATAAGATATAAATGCACTAATGCACCTTAGTAACTATAACCTCTTATATATCAATGATTTTAGCAAGGTGCATTTATTAGGTGCATTTAACTTTTAGGTGCATTACTAAATGCACCTTATTTTCTTTTGTATCCTCTTTTCCCCATTCGAGTCGTTTTTTGCCAACTGTTCTTATTATTCATTGAGTTCTTGAATTTAGAAACTATCTTAGCAGTTCCTTTCCCCGTCTCGATCCCCATTGCTTCCCAATAGAAATAAGTAGCCGTCACAAATTCTCTTGGTTTGATTTCCCCTCTAAACTCATGTTTAGGTGTTTCTCCAGATTGAAGAATAAAGCCAATATAGGCTCTCCGCTCGTGCATCCTTGTATTATTTCCTTGTACTTTATAGAAATCTGTAGGAATTGGAATTTCAAGGTACTGTTCAAGTAATTCTTCTTGTTCATCAAAATATTCATAATCAGATCGCTCTAAATTGAGTTGCTTTTCTTCTTCCTCTGATAGTTTAAAGCTGAATCCTTCCTTGTAGTAGTGAACCATCTCACCCCAAACTTGGTGAACTGTGGCATCATCTAAATCTGAAACAGGATGATATTTTTGTAACTCTTTTGAACAATGAACGGGTAGAAACCGCCTTGCCCCTGTTCTGTCTTTTTGATACTCCTCATGATTAGTCGTCCGAGCAATGACAAAGTTTTTGGCATAATTTTCTACCTTTGTGCCATAGGGCGCCCTGAAAGACAAAACTGTTTGAGTGATAAACTTCTTTAAATCCGCAAAGGGTATTTTGTTACTGATTGCCATTTCATCATCATTCACAATCAAAGCACGTAACATCATGACTAACTGGTCTTTATCATCAAAATTTTTCATTGAATCTGTGTACCACCCTTGCCCCATTTTAGTAAGAAAGGTCGTCTTTCCAGATCCTTGGCCTCCTACCAAATCCAAAACAAAGTCAAACTTATCATAAGGATGATAAACCTTACTGACAGCCCCAACAAAAAACAGTTTGGTCATTCGTTCGGTTAAATCACTTTCTTTCGCCCCCAAATAATCAGGAAACAGACTTCTTGCACGTTTGACCTTATCCCAATTTTTGTAACAGTCTTCCATGAAATCTTGAACAGGATTGTATTTATTTTCGTAAGCAATTTTATTAATCACATTCACTAAAAGCCGACTATCAAATAAAACATCATATTTTTCTTCAAAATGTTCAAGAATAGCCGTAATATAAACCTCTTTTAACCCGTCATTCTCAATCTCTACTCCTCTCAACTTGAAAGGGGTTCTGATTTCTATTTCTTGTGTAAAAGAATTAAACACAAATTGATTTTTTAAAATGTTGTCATTTTCTATGGCGATTCGTATGTTTTTTAAAGAATTTACTTTGGGTTTACCATACTGATTGACGGCGAAATTTTCAGCTTCAAATTTAACTTTTACGATTTTATCGCTCTGAGGTGGTTTTTGTTCTGACTTCTTACTCTCTGCTTTTGCTTTTGCTTTTGCTTTTTCCTCCTCGTAGCTGTTAATCATCGTTTGGAAATCATCATCTACATTAGTCACTCAACACCTCCCTTTCTTTTTCATCAAAATATTCATACGCAAGACCTATAAAATCAGCTAGTAAGACTTTTTTCTGAGTCCCCTCACAAGTCGCTTCAATTTCTGAAACGGCCCACATCATGAGATATTTATAGTTATAGCCGTGTTTTATTCCTAAAATAATAAATTTCATCATGTTTTTACTATTTAAGAAGCCCTGATGCATCACGATTTCATCTTTGAATTTCTCAAATGTATTTTGTTGATAAACTGTAGCAACTTTTTCAGATTCGTCACGCTGCAGCTTATTAAGAAACTTCATAAATTTATTTGATGGATGAGTTGGATGTTTATAATGCACTTTTTTATAGCCTAGTTCTTGATACTTTGAGGTTAGAAAACTAAAAATCTCCCAATGTTGGCTCACGCTGATATCAAGTACTGAATCAAAATGACCACTAAAACTCATATTATTAGGGACAAGATAAACATATTGATAGAAATCTTCTTTCTCCAAAATGAGTGTCTCTCCTGCCCCTTTCATCAGTTTTTTAGCTACTATTTTATTTAGACGAATGGTCAAAAGTTCCATATCCTTCCCCCTATTCCGCCAATTGATCCATGAGTTGCTCAAGTTGTTTTTTTGATACCCATATAGTCTTATCATTTTCTTCAAGAATAACTTCACGAAGGCCAGCAACCACTAGCTTTTTATAATAAGCTTCATTAATTGAGAGTTCACGTTTTAAATCAGCTTTTTTCTTATAGGGAAACTCACGACTTTGTTCAACTCTTGCTTCAACTAACTTATCAACATGGCTTAAAACAGAAAGAGTCAGTTCTTGTTCTGCTTCAATTGATAAAATACTCATGCTTTATCTCCGTTCTCCGAAAACAATCCTTTTCTAAAAATCTGTAAACTTACCAAATCAGGTTGTTTCTGTCCGAAAGCTTTAGAAAAAGGCAATGGAGCAACCGCAAAACATTCAGCTTGTCCATTGATACTAATTGCCAGCGGTGTATTATCGTCATAACCTTCAAGAGAAGTTACAAGCTCTTTTAAATCTGAGATAGTATTGATTTTCATGCTTTACCTCCTCGTTTGAGACGTAAATGGCACTTTGGCGCTTTAGATTCATTGACAATTAATGCCCGTTTAAATTCTGAACCACTAAATTTAATCCACCAATCATTAAGTTTATCGCTTCTAACAACATCCATTTTTATAAATTTCATGCTTTTACAACTCTTGCCTTTCCTTGAACGAATCCATGCTCAACGGCAATGGCGATTATATCAATGAAATCAACACTTTCATTTTCAGCAGGCTCATGACATTCTTTGAGTAGTGATTCCGCTTGCTTTCTTAGTTCGTCGTAGTTCATAGCTTCATCCCCTTTATCATTTCTACTTGTATGTCATTTGCTAAAGTTGTAAAAGTCACTACTGATTGACCATCAAACAAGCGGTAGACATACTCATTAAGTTGGATAAAATATCTCGCTTTGGCTTTTAACAAGTCCATAAGTTCAAAAGCGATTGAATCATCAAGGATATAAGTTTCCTTGTTTACTGGTTTATTCATCTTGTGTAACCTCTCTTTTTAGTGTAAAATAGAGAGTAGAAAAGCTTTATTTAGCTGCTCTACTCATATTGTTTAAAATCCCGCTGGTCGCCAAACTTTAGGGATTTTTTTGTCGTCATTTTTCAATTATTTTTACTATTTCCTCGTTTTCTACTAGTTTATCGACAATTGTGATCATTTATCTTGACTCTCGATATGCGCACGGCAAATGCTATTTTTATGTTAGGACATGCAGTTTATAGCCATTTCTTGGGCTCTGAAGTCATTTACCAATATTTGTCTCGGGGTTAACGTGACATACCCACGTTTAGCAAAAGTTTTGCGATTGCCTACGTTCATTCTTGGTTAGTGACTAATTGTTATTAATTGCTTGTGTATCAGTAGCAAGCCATTCAAGAACTCTTATATAAACTGACTGCTTTATTTTACATTCCCCAGACTCGAGTTTTTTTAGAGTGTGAGTTCCAATTTTTAAAAGAGTACAAAGTTTGTTACGTGTAAGATTTAAATCTGATCGCTTATATCTTAGCTGCTGGCTTTGTTTAGCTGTCCATTCTTTCAAAACAATCTCCTTTCAAACAGTCGTTTTATGACTGTAAAATCATTATATAACTATTTTTTAGATAATTCAAGTTTAAACATCTAAAAAATAGCTGTTTTTTTATCTTTATGTTATAATCGTTTCTAAAAGGGGGAACATGTTTATGTCAATTACATCAGAAAGAATAAAAAAAAGTCGTAAAGAAAAAGGGTTAACTATGAATGAGTTAGCAAAAATAATGGGGGTTGCCCAAAGCGCTATCGTTCGTTGGGAAAATGGAACAACAGAGCCTAAAGTGAAAATTATTAAAAATCTAGCTGAAGTTTTAGAAGTTGACGAAGCATATTTATTAGGTACGCAAAAAGAACCAAAGGCAATACCCCTTTCTGAATATATAAATTTTTTGAACGAAACCGATGAACTCGGAGATGCTCTTAATAAGATATGGTCTGAATTCATTGACCGTAAAGGTGTAAGCAGCGAAGAAAGGAAGAAAGCAGTTGGGGCATTTGCTTCATTGTTACAATATAATGAGACAGAGTTTCACCGTGAAATGTTTTCTAAAATGTTTGATATTATCCATACTCTGAATCCTATTCCTTTTGAGGATATTATAGATGATAATATGCCAATGAAAGAGATGGATTGAATATGAACTTCTAAGCTACTATTCATATATTCCAATAATTAAATAATTTCATGATTTTCCATTATGCGCACGGCAAATGCAAAGAGGAGAATCAACATGAACAAGCTAAATATAAAAGAATACAAAACAAAAGGCGGAGAGATGAGATATATTCTCCGTGGCGTTTATATCGGTACTGATGTGGTGACAGGTAAGCAAGTAAAAACAGATATTAGAGGGCGCACAAAAACAGGCGTCAAGAATGAACTAGAACGCCTTAAAAATGAATTTAAAAAGAATGGTAACACCAAAGGTAAAGAATCACTCGAAACCTTTGGAGAGGTTGCTGAGAGCTTTTTTGAACTTTATAAGCTGCAACGTAAAATAGGTTCTATTGACCAAATGAGATCAAATCTCGATAATTATACTTTGCCAGCTTTTGGTAGTAAGAGAATCACCAAGATTACCACAGCACAAATACAGCAGCAAGTTATCAAATGGGGAAAAAGTGCCGCTGCTCCTCTTAATGGAAGACAAAAGCGTACTACTGGACAAGCTAAACGATACAAGCTGCAGTTCAATATCATCAATCGCATATTTCAACATGCACTTTCACTTGGAATCATTGAGATCAATCCTTGCCAGTCAGTGATCGTGCCCCAAGTAAAGGTGGAACAAGCAAAAAAAGAGATAAAGTTCTACAAAAAATCGGAATTAGCAAAACTCTTTAATTACCTTGAATCTCTAAAGAGTGGCCAGTGGTCAAATGAATACTTTAAAGCTCTTCTACGCTTGCTTGTGGCATCGGGTTTGCGTATTGGCGAAGCTATGGCCTTATCATGGTCTGATATTAACTTTGAAAACCAGACTGTATCTGTCAGCAAAACCACAGTTAGACGATTTCAAATTCAAGATACTCCAAAAAGCAATAAAAGCAATCGAATTATTACCATTGACGATAAGGCAATTTCTGCATTGAAAAGCTGGTACTTATTTCAAAAGAAACACTTTATGAAGTTAGGAAATCCACAACAAAACCTAGTATTTTCAAAAATAGAAGGTGGAGTGATGGATTATCACAACCTTATCTACAAGCTGAATAATATAATCAAAGATGCTGAACTGCCGTTGTTGAGTTTTCATGGATTCAGACATTCACACGCTAGCCTTTGTTTAAATGCTGGAATGAGTTATAAAGTGATTCAAGAAAGGCTAGGTCATTCAAAGTTGCAATTGACTATGGACCTATACTCACATCTTGAGCCCGAAAAGAAGAATAAAGAGCTTGAACTATTTACTAAGTATGCCACCTTTTAA